TCCTTGTGCAGGTCGGGGATCTCGGCGATCTCCGCGTCGGCGACGAGTTCCGCCCGCCGCTGGTCGATCTTTTGCAACTGGATGGTGAGGCTGTTCTGGGCGACACCCGACGCGCTCATGAAGGCGATGGACAGCAGCCGGGCCCGCTGCACCATCTCGATGAGCGAGCTCACCCGTCCCGCCGCCGACGCCGCCCGGTCCGCCGCTCTCGCGGCCCGCGCCTCGCCGAGGCGCGCGGCGAGGAGCGGGACGGTGAGGAGGATGACGACGAGGAGTCCGAGGAAGACGACGACGAGGATGAGCCTAAGCGCAAGGGTGGCAATGCCAGCCAACGTGCTAAGGAGAAACTCGCCAAGTTGAAGAAGCGCAAGAGCGGTCGGTAGCTCGCGCTCAACGGAAACAGTCGGCTAGGTCGCGCTTCCCTCACCTAGCTGGCTGGCCCCAGCGTCTCACGAGCCCTGGGACGCTGGGGCACCAAAGGAGACTATAATGCCTGAAATCAAAGAAGTGCTGGCTGAGCGTGGGGCGGTTCATGGCAGTTGGCCCAAGCAAGCAGCGTGCGCCAACATGATTAAGGAGGAGTTTCGTCGAGCCAATTGGAATTGGGACAAGCTTACTCGAACCCAGCAAGAGTCTCTCGATTTAATTGCCACCAAGATTAGTCGCATATTGACCGGCGCAAATCATCACTTTGATCATTGGCTGGATATTGTCGGCTACGCCCAGCTTGAGGTTAATATCCTGAATAGAATTATAGAAGCCGATGGTGAAGACCCTAGGGATGTTAAATCAGGCAGTGGTGGCGCCCGCACAACGATTGTCCTCGACGACGAAACCAACTAACTTGGAGTAGGTCATGGAGCGATCAAAGCTTAACCGAGGAGATAGTAGTGAGAAAACAAACAAGACCAGCGACTACTTCGCTGAGCCTAAGATTGAGTTTATCAAAACAGGTTGCGTTGTTCTTGATTGCGTTCTGGGCGGTGGTTGGCCTATCGGCCGCGTATCTAATATCGTCGGAGACAAAGCCGTCGGTAAGACTCTACTTGCTATTGAAGCATGCGCCAACTTTGCACGCCAACACCCCGAAGGACTGATATTCTATCGAGAGGCTGAGGCTGCATTCGATGTTGACTATGCGGCCACGCTTGGCTTGCCGGTTGACCGCGTTGACTTCGGTGAGGAAGGCATTGGCACTATTTGGGATACCGTAGAGGAAGTATTCGAGGACCTCAGCAACGCAATTGAGGCTGCTAAAGAAGCCGGTCAGCCTGCCCTCTACATTGTTGATAGTCTAGATGCACTAAGCGATAGCGCTGAGATGGAACGCGATATCGACAAAGGCACCTACGGCACCGGCAAAGCCAAGATGATGAGCACGCTGTTCCGACAGCGCATTCGGGGACTTAAGGAAGCCCGCATGGCGCTAGTAATCATATCTCAGGTACGCGATAAGATTGGCTTCGGTTTTGGTGACAAGCACACACGCAGCGGTGGCAGGGCGCTAGACTTCTATGCGTCGATTGCCTTGTGGCTCAGCCTTACCAAGACAATCACCAAGACCCATCGTGGTATCAAGCGCCCGACGGGTATTCGTGTGCAAGCACGCTGTAAGAAGAATAAGATAGCTATGCCGCACCGTGAGTGCGAGTTTCCAATCAAATACGCCTATGGCATCGACGAGCTACCGGCCATCCTTGATTGGCTCGACAGCGCTAAGGCACTCAAGGAGCTGCCTGACTTTAGCACTCGTGAGAAGTTTGAGAACCATATCGCCAGCTTGTCAGGCAAAGAATACTCGACTGCGATGCGTGACGTGCGCAAAGTGACCCGGCGTGTGTGGCGTGAGGTTGAGAAGGGTTTCATCCCCGAGCAGCGAAAGTATCTGTGATGCGCGACCCAGGTTGGCTCTATACAGTCAGAGGATACGCTAGTAACCAGCACCCTAAATATCCTGAAGTAAAGTACGGTGACTTGCTGCTGGAAACCAAGCATGCGACTAAGGCCAGTGCTGACCTAGAAGTATCAGTATGGAAAAGTAGGATGAAGCGCGGCGGGGTTGCCTACATAGAGGTAATCAGCCACGTTGAGCCTTACGACAAAGTGACTATCTACGACTGCGATTATATCCCGAGGGTGAGATGAGACCGGGTGGCGGTAAGGCTAAGGGAGCTACATTCGAGCGCGGCGTATGCCGGCTCCTATCATTATGGGTGAGCCATGGTAAGAACGAGGACATATTCTGGCGCTCGGCTATGTCAGGCGGACGTGCAACCGTTGCGCGCAAGAAGGGCCTGAAGCTATCACGGCAGGCCGGTGATATCTCAGCCATCGCCCCCGAAGGCCATGTTCTGACTAACCACTACTATTTCGAATTGAAGCATGTTAAAGACTTGGGCCTGCTTAACCTCATTACAAAGAACACCGGTCCATTAGCTGATTTCTGGCAGGTTGCTAAGAAGGAGGCTCGGTTTCACAATCGGGAGCCAGTGCTGATCGCTCAGCAGAATAGACTGCCCACTATCTGGGTAAGCAGGTCGGGCGAACCATCGCTCCTTGCCAAGTTCAATCGCAGTGTTAAGCGCATGAAGATGCTTGGTGGTGATCTGGAGATATGGCTATTCGATGATATCCTGGCCGCCAAGTTCGAACCCGACGCTGACTTGCTGGAATGAGTATGTATCAACAGGCAAACGGGGCGGGAATTAAGCGCACCCGCTCACGTGCCCGACCGGCCGGCGCTCTCATCTCCCCCGAGCGCCGGCCGTTCTCATTGATAAGGTGGCCTATGCAACTGTGCACATGCAACCTAAAGCTTGACGGTCAGCTAGGCGCCCACCTTGCGAGGCACCGCGCTAGCGCGCCAATGGCCAGCTATAGGCATGCTGGGCAGGCTGCGGCGCTCGGTAGCTACCCCACCTAACCCCCGGCAAAGCGTGGCTGTAGCGTGCAAATAGCCATGGTTTTGGCCCTACAACCTAAAGGCGAGTATGAGCACAACCCTTGCAACCATAGGTAAGCTACTGGTCAAGCTAGCTAAGGAAGACCCTAACCTTCTGAGACAGGTCAAGGACCGATGCGATTACTTGTTAGGTAACAACTCTAATCCAGAGGCGTTCACGGGTAAGCTTATCAAGCCGGTGGCCACAGATTGGTACGCACCCGCAGTCAGACGATATGCTATCCGTAGAGGGTGGGCAACCAAGGACACTGTGCATATTCTCATGTCACAGAAAGCATTGGCGCACCTGCCGCTCTACAATGCAGAGAGTACCGCCATGCGTAAGCATGTTGAGGATGCCCTACAGGTATTTCTACGTGGAGTGCAGTTAGATGCATTAGGGAATGTAATTGTCGAGGCCGTTGCTAATCACTACGCGGAGATAAATAAATTTCGAGCTACCAAGGGACAAGAACCAATAACGGTCAACATGAGATTGCTCTTGGCGGTTGTGAGGCACGTGCCTGAAATCCTCGATAAGCAACTGCCTGGATATCTAAACAGTGGTATGCTATCACTGGTAGTGAAGATGAAGGGGTGAGCATGTCAGATCGGTCAAGTGGGCAGAAGATACCCGACTACAATGCTGACCAAATGGTGGGCAACCTCCAAGGTGCACTGTTGGGTTTGCTGTGTGACAGCACCAAGCGCGGCGTTGAGGTAGCTATCCAAGTCAACCCTGAGCTCTACGATGTTGGTCCCCATCGTGAGATTGCCAAAGCTGCTATCGCCTATCGGCTCAAGTACAGTCGAGCGCCGCGCAAGCAACTGCCAATCATGGTTGAGAACCTACCGCTAGCCGACGAGCAGAAAGAGGTAGCGAGACTGTTGGCTGCTAGGTTCGACAGGATACTCAAGGGCATGAACCGCGATTACATCGTAGAACAGGCGCGCACGTTTGCGATCAGGCAGACATTCAAGAAGGCTGCGCTAAGTGCGGCTATTGAGGCGAACAAACTGCAAGGCGACAATGAGCTGGTCCGCAAGATGCTATATGATGCAATCATGTACAGCCCTGAGAATGTAGATAAGGGCATGTCGCTGGCCGATGAACGTTCATTGGCTTTTCTAGACGAGAGTGAGCTGGTCTGGCCACTCGGCATTAAGCCGCTGGATGATATTGGTTTCGGGTTGTCGCGCGGCACATCAACATTGTACCTGGGTCCAAAGAACTCGGGCAAGTCGTGGGCTTGCGTTCACGTCGGCAGACAGATGCTGAAGCGAGGGCTTAAGGTGCTGCACGTCACGCTCGAGATGAGCGACGTCCAGGTGGCTAAGCGTTATCACCAAGCTTTCAATGCCATGTCACGCAACTACAATCTATTTCTACTGATCAAATTCGATAAGGCGGACAAGCATGGCGTGGTAGGTGGGTTCGATAGCAAATTGAGCAAGCCAAGGTTGGCCCAGACTGACCCACGTGTGCAGGCTAAGCTACGAAAGAAGATAGCACTGTTCGAACGCGAGTTCAAGAGCCTGCGCATCAAACGCTTTCCACCCGGCCAGCTAAGTGTGGCTATGCTCACCCACTATCTGGATCAGCTGGGCAGTATCGACGACTTTCATCCTGACGTGGTGATCGTTGACTACCCCGATCTGATGGAGATCGACAAGAACAACTATCGGCTGGATATCGGCCGTGTCTACATAGGGTTGCGTGGGCTCGCCGTCGAACGCAACTTTGCACTATTCACTCCATCCCAGGTTAACAGGATTGGCATGAATGCGTCACTGGTCACTAGCACGCATTCATCAGAGGATATGCACAAGGTCAACACAGCCGACAACGTGCTGACCTACAGTCAAACCAAAACTGAGAAGGGCTGCGGGCTTGCTCGGTTGTACGCCAATCATGCACGCGACACTGAGGCTGGACTAGAACTTATAATAAGCCAAGCCTACACAATCGGGCAGTATGTTATTGATGCCTACAAGATGACCGACGACTTTAAGCAATCTTTGATCGAGGGTCACAAGGGCGACGAGAAGGCTAAGCCTGAAGAACCAGCCGAAACTAAGCAGGACTACATAATATGATCCCACAACGGTTTGTTCGCGGCTACCTTAATCGCGACTTAGACGACCATAGGTGGATGAAACAACTCAAGCGCGATGACGTGCTCGATCTTATCAATGATCTCAGGCCACGCCCAAAGCTGTGGCCTGAGATGCGTTTGAACCAGTTGGTAGGCTTCTATCTCGGTGTGACCTACGGGTTTGAAGCTATTGACACCGGCGGTGGCTTTTCGTTTTGGATGGACATGGGGTCAGGCAAGACCCTGGTAACGTTAGAGCTGCTCAAGTATTGGCGCCAGTGCGGTGAGTTGAACCGTGCTCTGGTGTTCGTGCTGAGCCACCACGCCTATGCGACATGGGAGCGCCAGATCGAACGGTTCAAGATTGGGCTACCTTACGTGTCGCTAGAAGGTTCAAGTGACGAGAAGTGGCACGCATTACACACATTTAAGGACGGCATCGTGCTATGCAGCTATCCAGGCGCAGTGGCGATGCTGTGCGATAAGGTGCCAGAGCTGAACCGTAACAAACAACCGACGGGCAAGATGAAGATGCAGCTGCTGCCTAAGCTGCTTACAGAGTTTCGCAAAAACGTTGATGTACTCGTGATGGATGAGTCCACTCGGGCAGGTCACTCTGGCTCATTGAGCAACCGCATGTGCAGTCACATTGCGGATCGTGTAGCGGTACGCTACGCGCTGGCCGGATTGCCATTTGGTCGCGAGCCCGAATTGTTGTTTCATCAACAAAAGATAATTGATGGCGGTGCATCGTTTGGTGAGACTGTTGGCATGTTTCGTGAAGCATTCTACTCGAAGCAGCAGAATATCTGGTCAAAGTCTTCATACTCGTTCAAGTACACATTCAACAAAGGCATGACCAGTAAGTTCTCGGCCATGATGCAGCATCGCAGCATCACTTATACAGAGCATGAGTGCTCTGATGTACCAGACATGGTTAATATCGTTGTGCCGGTGAAGATGCGTGGAGAACAGCGTGAGTATTACCACCGAGCCAGTGAAGAGATACTGATGCTGGCTAAGAAAGGTGGCGCTGACTACGTGGCAATCAAGAATTCATTCTTACGAATGCGCCAAGTCACGTCAGGCTTTCTAGGGTTTAAGAAGGACGATACTGGTGAGCGGGCTTCAATAACGTTCACCGAAAATCCCAAGCTAGATGCATTGATGGAAAAGCTGGTTGAGTTGCCTGACGACCGCAAGGCAGTCGTATTCTACGAATACACTTACTCTGGCAAACGCATTGTTGAGGAACTCAATAAGGCGGGCATCAAATGCATTTGGTTGTGGGCTGGCACCAAGAACCCCCGCAAGGAGATGGACAAGTTTATGAAACGACCAGACTACACTGTGGCCGTTCTCAACACTAAGGTAGGCACCTATTCGCTTGATGGGTTTCAGGAAGTAGCTAACTATCTATTCTACTATGAAAGCCCGGTGGCTGTGATTGATCGCAAGCAAGGTGATAAGCGAATAAAACGCCCAGGTCAGAAGCATCGCGTGTGGTGCTTTGACTTGGTATGTAGTGGCACGGTTGACGAACGAATACTTGACTTCCACCAAGAAGGCACCGATCTTATGAAGGCGGTGCGTAAGGATCCAAAGGTGTTACTATGAGATGGTCTACCGACCCCAAGCCAGAGCGCCAAGGATGGCATAAGTGGTTCGTGTGGTTTCCAATCAGGATCAACAATCAGGTGATCTGGTTGGAATACGTCTATCGCAAAGCCGTCATGAGGACCAGTCACTATGGTGATTGGTGGGAATACGAGTACAATGTGGAGGGTCAGCTATGACGAGAGAACACCATCATGCAAAGATTCTCTCCGTACTTAGGAAGCCTATGGTCACAGGGATCATCATCGCGATCATGCTGATCATAAGCATTCCTCCAGCCATGTGGCTGTTTGGCAAATGGCTACGGTACTGGTTTCCAATGTAACCGAGGATAATCATGACAAAAGAACATCCAGACATCAAACGTGCGCGGCTGGCGCTGCGTGCGACCAAGCCTGATAGTGCGCACTTCAACAAGTTGACGCCAGCAGAACAGGAGCGACTAGCGCATTTGGCTGAAGAAGCCAGTGAGGTGGCAGTCATCGCTAACAAGATTATCAGGCATGGCTGGACAACAATTGATAACTCTGTCACGCCATCGGTAGTCTACCGCAATCGTGACTTGCTGCGCCATGAGATATGCGATGTACTTGGTGCAATTTATCGGATGGCAACCGCTCTAGATATTGACCCTAAGATCCTTACCGAAACGCCGAAGATAAGCAACCGCTACATGCATCACCAACCTCCGCTGCCATTCGAGGACTCCAATGACAACCCTGGTGACAGCCGACCTGCATCTAGCGTCGACAAGAAGAGATGATTACCGACGGGCATTCATCGACGAGCTGGCCGCACTGCTCAAGAAGTATCGTGTTGACCGGCTATTGCTCCTGGGTGACCTGACCCAGGAGAAAGATTGTCACCGCGCCGAGCTAGTCAATGATATCGTCGGCTATCTATACAAACTAGCCGAGCTATGTCCCATTATATTCTTACGTGGCAACCATGATTGTATTGACCCGACCACGCCATTCTTCAAGTTCATGGGCACTCATGGCAGAATTTCGTGGATCAACGAGCCCGAATTTATCGAGCTGCCTGATCTAGGCAAATGCCTATTCCTACCTCATACTCGCGACCATAAGAAAGACTGGGGCAGTCTCCTACATAACTTCTACAAACACAACGTTACNTGGATATTCGCGCACAACACATTTGAGGGAGCCGACGCCGGCGGTGGCCGACGGCTCAGCGGCATTAATCCTAAGATATTCGATGGGTGGAAAATCGTAAGTGGTGACATCCATGTCCCACAGACATTCGATAACGTTACCTATGTTGGAGCACCCTACACGATCAACTTTGGGGATGATTACGAAGGTCGGGTGCTACTGTTCAATGACAAGAGCCACAAGCTTGAGTCTATCCCAACCAGCTGCCCACAAAAGCGGTTGATCGAGATACCCAACAATGTAACCGAGGTTGGTTTGCGTCGGCTTGGCAAGAAGATTTATGTGGGCGACATAATCAAGATCAAGGTCAATCTACGGTCAGAGCAATACGGCAACTGGCCCGAAGTGCAAGCCAAGGTTAGAGCATGGGGAGAAGAAGCAGGCGCTATCGTGCATGCTGTGGTGCCCGTCAAAGCCAGCACTACCTTGAAGCTGGAGCAACGGTCGCCTATCATGGGCGAGGTGGTGGTTGATCCTGAGCTGGTACGAACATTTGTCAAGCGTCGTGGCGCAGCCCCGGATGTGCTGAAAACTGGTCTCTGGCTTATGGAGCAGGTCTGATGAAGGTATCGACATACAAGGATGATCTAGATGCCTACGCCAATATGCAGCGTTTGCTAGCCGAGAACAAAGTAGTGGGCGTAGCTCTCGATGGAGTAGAACTGAACCCGCTTCACGTGTTCGGCGCCAATGAGGAAGCCGGCACTGTGGAGATTGCTGTGCTTGGGCCGACTGGTCAGCTACAAGCTGACCCACGTTACCCACCTGAGATACAAATCGTGCACAACCGTAAGCAACTTCAGAAGGAAAAGGGTTATAAGAAAACCCGGCCAAAGGTGATACCTAGCCGAATGCTGACGAAGACTATGCACGGCATAGTCAAGATAACCATAACTGATGCTCCACCAGCACCAGCACCAGTCGTAGAGGCCAATAAATGAAGCAGTTCTTTGTATACGTCGAGACCACTGAAAAGCCCAGGCTGGAGTGGTTCGACGATTGGGCAAAAGTGCTGACGTTCAAGGACGCCCAAGAAAAGTTAGGCAACGTGGTGTACGTCTACGAGTTGCTTGCAGATTGCTAGGGAAACGAAATGGACCTCTCATTCAGGCGCATGGTGATCGAGAACTTCGCCTCATTCATAGGCGAACACGTGTTCTCATTGAAGGAATTTGAGCCCGGTGTGTATTACATCCAGGGCGACAATCGTTTCAATAGGCGCCTTGGACCTAACGGCGTCGGCAAGTCTATGCTGTGGAATGCCCTAACGT